TCTAAGAATCGGAAACTAATTGTTGAAGGCGTTCAACTTCTAGACGAAACAATGAGCACAAGTATTAAAGTAACTCTAGCAAGTGAGCCAGTTATTAGTATACAGACTAACGCCAAGATTGCTTTCAATCGAGCAGCGGCGAGAGATGCCGCTACAACAGCAAAGTATTCCGATTTTTTAAAAGCGCAAAAGATGAAAGACATTTTTGACAATAAGATTCTACTCGGTATTGGCGAAGCGTATGTAGATTCCTTGTTAGATGCTGAACGGTTGAAAGGAGGTTAAACCATGGCTAAATACTCTCGACCCGAACGAGAACAGGAACGAAAGTATCCTCCAGCCACCACGCCAGAAGGCGAAGAGAAACAATTAGTTTCTATAGCCATGGATTTAGCAAAGAAACGAATGCTTGCAGGAACCGCAAGCGCTCAAGAAGTTGTGCACTTCCTAAAACTTGGATCTTCGAGCGCTAAAGTTGAACGAACCATTCTCGAAAAGCAATCTGAACTTCTCACAGCAAAGACAGAATCGATCCGCGCTGCTAAACGAGTCGACGAACTTTACGCGGAAGCCATCGCTGCTATGAGAACATATGCTGGCGACATGAGTAGAGATGAAGATGAGGACTAGAACATATTCTGAACTTCTAACCTTACGAACCTTCGAAGAGCGTTTCGAGTATCTATCCTTTCGAGGTTCTATCGGCGTCGCAACGTTCGGCTTCGACCGATATTTAAACCAAGACTTCTACAACTCTCGAGTTTGGCGCTCTCTTCGAGACAAGATCATAGTGCGCGATAACGCATGCGATCTTGCCCTTCCGAACCACGAGATATTTAACTCAATTCGAATTCATCACATGAATCCGATTACTGTCGAAGAAGTAGAGGAAGGTAATCCAGCGATTCTTAATCCAGAGTTCTTGATATGCACCTCTCTCGATACTCATAACATGATCCATTTCGGAGCTTCTAAAAATAATCTAGTTCGTTTTCCCGTAGAAAGAAGAAAGGGGGATACTAAACTGTGGTAATACAACACCATGGCGTCCTCGGGATGCACTGGGGTGTGCAAAGATCTAAAGTTTCAGGATATTCTAAAGATCCAAAATACTCAGAGCTTCGCGACTCTCTTTCCAAGGGAAGTATTGTGTATCGAGTATCTTCTACAAAACGGGAGATCGATAGTGGACGAACGTTTATATTTTCAAACAAGACAGACGCTGAGAATTTAGGAAAGAAAATCAAGGAATTAGATCCAAGGAGTAAAACGTTTCTATTATCTATGAAAGTTAAGAAAGATCTTATAGGTCCTTCTGAAAAAGAAAGAGTCGACACCTTTCTAGAAGAATACAAAGACATGGCCGTAAGAAATTTAGTCGCCGTCACAAGGGAATCGGCAAAGAGTCAAGGAATTGACACAACCGACAAAGACGGAGATGAGACATTAAGTAATTACCGAGCGTACACAATTGCGATAGCAAAGAATAGATCTGGATATGGCAGCTATGTAAATCAAATCGATTTAGAAAAGAACAAATTTGATATGAGAAGAGATGATTACATGAGAGGGTCTACCAGGTTCTCCCGGAACGACAAAACTCCAGTTGAAAGTTTAGACTCCGCATATTTAATCTTCTCTAGAAGCGCAGCATTAGAAACAATTAGTGCAGAGAAGATCAAGAGGCAAAAGAAAGTGAAGCACGGCCAGACTGACTCCGATGATCTATATGCAGGCGGGGCTTTCTTCAATCGACGTCCAGACTAAAAGAAAGGAGGATTAATTCGTGATAGATAGCATTCTTCTATCTATAAAGAAGATGCTTGGTATCGACGCCAACGATACAAGCTTTGACCAAGAACTCATAATGCACATTAATGGCGCATTGATGGTTATGACACAACTCGGCGTTGGGCACAGACCTGAATGCTGTGTTCACTGATGTCTATCTCCGGGTTCGGCTTATCTTCGATCCTCCAACAAATGGATTTCTAGTAACTTCCATAGATAAACAAATTGCAGAGTATGATTGGCGGATTGAGGCATGGCATATTCCTCAGTCGGAGGTATAAAATGCATCTATCAAACACGGCTACTCCGCGGTACTATGGACAGTTCCGGGACGCCGTATTGAGAGGCGAAATACCTGTCTGTAGTGAGATCTCTATGCAAATGAATAGGATCGACGAGAGGATTCGAAACCCAAAATTCTATTACGACGAAGATGCCATTAATGGTTGGGTTCTCTTCTGTGAAAATGAACTGACTTTGACCGATGGTTCAGATCTTCATCTCTTAGATTCGTTCAAACTATGGGCAGAAGACGTCTTTGGTTGGTATTACTTTACAGAACGTTCTGTTTTCATCCCGGGAAAACAAGGCAACTCTGGTCACTATGAACGACAGATGGTTAAGAAGCGATTAACGAGCAAACAATATTTAATCGTTGCTCGTGGCGGCGCTAAGTCAATGTATGGCTCGACCATACAAGACTTCTTTCTTAACGTCGATACCTCTACAACTCATCAGATTACTACTGCTCCGACAATGAAGCAGGCCGACGAAGTTATGTCTCCAATACGAACAGCCATCACGCGCGCGAGAGGGCCTTTGTTCCGGTTTCTTACAGAAGGATCAATTCAAAATACGACCGGAAATAGAGCCAATCGTATGAAGCTCGTACCAACTAAGAAGGGGATAGAAAACTTCCTTACTGGCTCGCTGCTTGAAGTAAGACCGATGACTGTCGACAAGCTTCAAGGTCTTCGACCAAAGATTTCAACTGTTGACGAATGGCTTTCTGGTGATATTCGGGAAGATGTCGTAGGCGCAATTGAGCAGGGTGCATCCAAAATGGATGACTACCTAATCGTTGCCATGAGTTCGGAAGGTACCGTCCGGAATAGTTCGGGTGATACTATTAAAATAGAACTTATGGATATTCTTCGAGGTGAGTATCAGGCCGACCATGTTTCGATTTGGTATTACAGATTAGATAGTATCGATGAAGTAGCAAATCCTGACATGTGGCCCAAAGCTCAACCTAATATCGGTAAGACCATATCATATGAGACATATCAGCTCGATGTAGAGCGCGCGGAGAAAGCACCATCAACCCGAAATGATATTCTCGCAAAGCGTTTCGGGATACCAATGGAGGGTTATACATATTTCTTTACGTATGAAGAAACAGAGCTTCATCGTAGACAGACCTTCTGGAAATGTGTATGTGCAATGGGTATCGACCTCTCTCAGGGCGATGACTTCTGTGCATTTACGTTTCTATTCCCGCTTAGTCGTGGTGCCTTTGGTATTAAGACGCGCTGTTATATTTCAAGTCTGACATTGTTGAAACTTCCAGGAGCTCTTCGTATAAAATACGATGACTTTATCAATGAAGGTTCTCTTATGGTTCTTGACGGAGCAGTATTAGACATGATGACCGTCTATGACGACCTTGAAAGTTATATTTCCGACAAAAGTTATGATGTTCGTTGTATTGGTTTCGACCCATATAATGCACAGGAGTTCATAGCTCGTTGGCAAAAAGAAAATGGAATGAATGCGATCGAAAAAGTCATCCAAGGTGCCAAGACCGAGTCGGTTCCGCTTGGCGAATTAAAGAAACTTTCTGAAGAACGTCTACTTCTATTCGACCAAGAGTTGTTTCGCTTCACAATGGGTAACTGTGTTACCATTGAGGACACTAATGGCAATAGAAAACTTCTGAAGAAGCATCGCGAAGAAAAGATTGACTCAGTCTCCGCATTACTCGATGCTTATATCTCCTATAAGCTGAATAAGGATGAATTTGAATGAAATCAGGAAGGAGGACCGTGAATGGCGAACCGAGTTGTCAAACTATCTGAATTTAAACATTACAATGAAGAATCCTACGCATATCCCATGTCATTATCTAAGGTGGTAGAGGTCGATAAGACTAAGAGCATCTCTGAGATGACCTTTGATGAGTTGAGAATGTTGATAAATCGTCTTCGAGACGAACGAGAAGCCGAGGATGTCATCCGTTCTCTACGTCGATCCGCGGGGTTGAAGGAGACCTTCGAAAATCCGGCAAAGATCGATACAAAAACTCCAATTGAGCAGTTGTATCATGAAGGAATTAACGAGGAAGAGATTGAAAATTTCATCGAACACGAAGGAACTCTTGGAATGCATTGGGGCGTCCGTAGGTATCAAAGGAAAGACGGAACTCGTACCGCTGCTGGTAAAAGACGGGACAAACAAATTGAACAGGAACGCATGCAATATGACAAATCTGAAGATTATATCAAAGCTCGGGAAAGCAGAGTTAAAGGCACAGCAAGTCTTTCGAACGAAGAACTTAAAAAGTTAAACGAACGTATTCAACTTGAAAACGCTTACAAACAATTGACTGAGATACAGATGAAAAAGGCAGAATCTTTTGTAGGTGGTGTATTAAAAGATGCCGGTAAACAGGCAGCGATATCATTCACAAAAGATGTAATGCTTGCTGGCGCGCACCTTCTCGTCAGAGAGTTTTCTCCGACTTTTGCCAAGACAGCCTTTGGTATGACGTTGCCGGTATCAATTGAACTACCGAAGGTTCAAACTCAAGCACCAAAGGCCCAAACACAAGCCCAAACACAACCCCAAACACAAGCCCAAACACAAGCCCCAACACCAACATTAACAAAGCGTCAACGGAAGGCAGCAGCGACTGCAGCACGAAATAATAAATAATAGGAGGTTACAATGAACGCTTTAACCGCAAAAGAACTCCGAATTCTGAATGGTATGACAAGGGTCCACGATTCTAGTTTCAAACTTGGCGATAAGCTGTCCGAGATTATCGGTGCTGTCGGCGAGAGCGGAACGCCCGTGAACGCAGTAGCGGCAACTGATATTTTCCTTATTTCAGGCGTTGTCATCGATGGAGAAACTCTTACAATCAATAATCCGGCTATTCCTGGGACTGATGTGTATGAGTTTCTGACCGATACCGCGCAGACGAAGACGACCACAACGAATATTGCCGTCAATATTGCGGCATCGGCGACAAAGGCTAGTGGAACTCTGACCGTTGACACCCAACCGACAGCTGGCGACACAATGTGGATCGGCGATAAGATCTACACCTTCGTTCCTGAAGGAACTGCCAATGCAGAAGGTGAAGTTTCTATCGGACTCGACCTTGCGGCCGCTAAGTTGAACATCGTTGCCGCAATCAACGGTACCGATGGATATAACAACCCTGCCACTGCCGTAACAGCTGCTGCGTTCGCAGTAAACGCTTGTGTAATCACAGCACTTGTTGGTGGAACAGCTGCTAATTCTATCCCTACCACCGAGACGTTTACTGCTGTAACAAACATATTTGCAGCTGCAACACTTGGCTCTGGAACTAACTGCTCTGCGGCTAATGCTGCCACTGCTCTTATCGCTGCTGCCACAGCTAGCGATACTCAGGGTGTTGGCGCAGCAGTTGGTGGAGGAACTAACGTCGCTCTGACCGCCGACACTGCTGGTGTTATTGGTAACGCCATCACAGTTGCCGATACCATGGCTAATGGCGCA